CTGATGTCGCAAAACCCGGCCGCGCGCGGCCACAAGAAACTGATTGCGTTTTCGCTGTGAAGTAGCGAGTAAATCAGCGCGCACGTGCTGATAGTTTCGTGCCGTCTGTCTGAATAGTCGGCGCGAATGCCCGCGGAACCCGTTCGATGCAAGTTCGCCAACGTCGGCAGCTTTCGCCTGAAAGCTGCCGAAGGCGATCAATGGTCATTCACCGGCATTGCGTCGACCCCGACGCTTGACCGTCAGAACGATACCGTCGATCCGCTGGGCGTGAAATTCGCGCTGCCGCTGCCGCTGCTGCTGCAGCACGACCCGGCGCAGCCCGTCGGGCATATCGTCAGCGCGACCGTCGACAAGTCCGGGATTCGCGTGGCGGGCAAGATCACCGAACCCACCGCCGACATGCCCGCGGGACTCGCGGGCCGCCTGCGCGAAGCGTGGTCGAGCATCAAGACCGGCCTGGTTCGCGGGCTGTCCATTGGTTTCATCCCGACTGACTTCGCGTTCAACGATCGGCACGGGCTGGACATCAAGGCATGGGATTGGCTGGAACTGTCACTCGTGACCGTGCCCGCGCAGCCCGAAGCCGGCATCTCTTCCTTCAAATCCATCACCCCGCCAAGCGTGCGCACGGGCGGGTATCCGTTGCGTGCGCAATCAACTTTCAAGCTTAGGAGCTGACCCCATGACCCTGTCCGAACAACTCGCCGCGCTGCGCGCGAGCAAGAAAGCCGCTTTCGAGGCGCAGCAAGCGCACGTCGCCAAGGCCGCCGACGAAGGCCGCACCCTTTCCACCGAAGAGCAGACGGCCGTCGACGCCGCGCAGGCCGAAATCGATTCGATCGATGCGGACATTGCGCGCTTCGAAAAGATGGTCGAAACCGAAGCGAAGAGCGCGCAGCCGGTCAACAAATCGACCGCGCAGCCGGGCCACGTGTTCCGCACGGTCTCGGGCGGCGAAGCGCCGAAGGCCGAAAAGGGTCTGGCGTTCGCACAGTTCGTGCGCACGCTCGCGCAAGCGGACGGTAACAAACACGTTGCCGCGCAGATCGCCGAGAAGCAGGCCGCGGCCGGCCTGATCGACCAGCGCGTAGCGGTGTACGCCAAGGCGGCCGTTTCCGGCGCCACCACCACCGACACCGACTGGGCGGGCAACCTTGTGCACGACTCGGGCGTGATCGTTCAGGACTTCATCGACTTCCTGCGCAACCGCACCATCCTTGGCCAGTTCGGCAAAAACGGTATCCCCGCGCTGCGCCCCGGTGTGGAAGGTGTACCGGTCGACGCGCAGGCGTCCGCCGCGTCCGCGGGCTGGGTTGCCGAAGGCGGCGCCGGCCCTGTGACTTCGTGGAGCTACAGCACGCGCAAGCTGCAGGCTTACAAGCTGATGGCGCTTTGCGTTGCCAGCAATGAACTGCTGCGCAAGGCGAGCGGCGCCGCCGACGCCATGCTGCGCGATGAATTGGCGCGTGCAGTGGCCGAGAAAGAGGATTCTACGTTCATCGGCACCGCTGCCGCGTCGAGTGGTGCGCCGGCCGGCATCCTCAACGGCGCCGCGACTCAGGTCAGCGATGCAACTTCCGGCGCATCGGCAACTGCGAAGTTTGAAGCGGATTTTGCCTACCTTGTGGGCAAGCTGATCACCGCAAAGATTCCGTTTGCGGGCGTGGTCATTTTGATGTCGACGGCGAACGCATTCGCGCTGTCGCGCATCCGTGACGCGAACGGGAACTACACCTACCCGAACATCGGCATGAACGGCGGCAACGTCTCGGGCATTCCGGTACTGGTGTCCGATTACGTGGGCAACATCGTGACGATCATGGCGGCCGGCGAGATTTATCTCGTCAACGGCGCCGGTTTGGACATCCGCATTTCGGATCAAGCATCGATCGAGATGCAGGACGCACCGACCGGCAACAGCAAGACGCCGACGGCCGCGTCCCTCGTGTCGATGTTCCAGACCGACAGCCAAGCGTTCCTTGTGACCGAAGGCATCGGCTGGGAACGGCGCCGGAGCGCAGCCGTGGCTTACGTCACCGCCGCGGACTACTCGAAGGCCAACGCGTAAGCGCGCATGTGGCCGTTCCGCACCAAGGCAGCAACAGGCCAGCCGTCCGGGTATAACTCGGGCGGCTGGCTCCGCGTGCTGGAACCTTTCGCGGGCGCATGGCAGCAAGGCGCGTCCTGCAGCGCGCAGGACGCCACCGCCTACCCGACGCTTTACGCGTGCCTTGACCGCATTTCCAGCGACATCGGGAAGCTGCCGTGGCACGTCAAGCAGCGCGGCAGCGATGGCGCGGGGCGCATCGTTCCCAATGCGAAGTTGGGACGCCCGAACGGGTTTCAGACGCCGTCGCAGTTTCGCGCGTCGTGGGTGCTGGCGCTGCTGCAGCAAGGCAACGCCGTGGTGTTGAAGGCGCCCGACCTGATCGTGTTGAACTGGGAGCGCGTCACGCCGCTGGTTTCTGCCAGTGGTGAGGTGTTCTATCGGATCGCCACGCCCGCAAATTCGCTGTTGCCGTCGGCATACCACGGGCGCAGCGTGACCGTGCCCGCCAGCGAGGTCATGCACGATCGCCGCGCCTGCCTGTATCACGAACTGATCGGCGTGCCGCCGATCACCGCGGCCTATCTGCCCGCGGCGAAAAACTGGCACATCCTGGACAACGCGAAAACGCGCTTTGCCAAAGGCAACGAAATGGGTGGGCTGCTGACGGTCCCGGCTGGATTGCAGGACACAGACGCCCAAGAGTTGCGCACCTATTGGCAGTCGACCGACCCGCAGACCATCCGCGTTGTCGGCGCTGATGCGAAGTTCACGCCGTTCGACGGCAAGTCCACCGACGCGCAGGTGGTCGAACAGTTGCAGTTGTCCGACAAGCAAATCTGTGCGCCGTTCCACGTGCCGCCGTTCCTTGTCGGCGCGGAATCGCTGCCCAGTGGTCAGCGGCCCGACCAATATCTGGACACGTATTTCAAACTCGCGCTGCAGCACCTGATCGATGGCATCGAATCGCTGTTGACTACAGGGCTGGGGCTGCCCGCGGGGCAATACGTCGAGATCGATACCAGCGCGCTTTTGCGCATGGATCAAGCGACCCGAGGCGCGTTCTACAAAGACATGGTGGCGGGCGGGATCTTCACCCGCAACGAGGCCCGGAAAGCATTCGACCTGCCACCTGTAGAAGGCGGCGACGTCGTCACCGTGCAGGTGCAGGACGTGCCGCTGGGGAGCCAGACCAATGGCTGACCCGGTCGACAGCGTCCAATTGGTTGCGCTCGCCGATGTGCGCGTTCAGTTGCGCATTGACGACGACGCCGATGATTCATGGTTGCAGGCGGCGATATGGGGCGTTTCCCGCGCTGTCGTGCAATGGTGCGGCGGCGACGCGACGAAGCTGCAGTCTGCCGACGACGTCGGCGTGTACACGCTGCCGCAAGTCGCGACCGCGGTTCTGGTCGAGATCGCGTACCAATACGCGAACCGCGAAGGCCCGGACGCGGCCTACATCCTGAATTGGTATTCGAATGGGTATCCGCTGAGCGCCGGATGCACCGCGCTGCTGCAACCCTTCCATAAGCCGGTGTGCGCATGATCCGCGCCGGCCAACTTCGCCACCGCGTCACGCTGCAGCGTCCCGCCGCGGTTACTTCCCCGTATGGGCAGGTCACCACGACATGGGCGGACGTCGCCGAGGTGTGGGCGGACTTCAATCCGCTGTCCGTGCGCGAGTTCATCGGGCAAGGCACGACGCAATCGCAGGTCTCGGCGCGCGTGGTCATCCGCTACCGCGACGACGTGAACGCCGCGTGGCGCCTGGTCCATCGCGGCAAGACCTACAACATCGCGGGCGTATTGGCCGATCCCGACAGCGGGCGCGAGTACATCACCCTGCCCGTGTTCGAGGTGACGCCGTGAGCGCGCCCATTGCGAACGTGCAAGGCATCTTGATGGCCGAGCCCGCCGTTACGGCCATCGCCGCAGATCGCATTTACATGGCGCAGGCCGAGCAGACCGCCGCGCCGCCGTTCGTCGTGCATCAACTCGTTTCGAACGTTGCGGGCCTGCCGCTTGCGGGGCGCCCGAGTTACGACGCGCAACTGTTTCAGGTCGACGCGTACAGCCGCGACCCGGTCGAGGCCATGAACCTTGCTTTCGCATGCCGCGATGCGCTGGAAGCCGTCGCGCACGTCGACCGCGGCCCGCTGGACATGGGGCTGGACCAAGTATCCGGGCTGTATCGCTGGACGCTGGACGCGGCATTCATTTGGAGCCGCCGCGATGGCTGATGATGTGGCGATCGAAGGGCTGGACGGCGTGCTGGACGCCATGGGCAAGCTCACCGATAAGGTGCAGCGGAAGATCGTTACAGCCGCCGCGCGCAAGGGCGCGAACGTCATTCGTGATCGTGCGCGATCAAATGCCGCGCGCGTGGACGATCCGCAGACGCCCGAGAGCATCGCGAAAAACATCGTGACGCAGGCAATGAGCAAGCGCCGTGTTCCCGATGGCGTGGGCATGCGCGTGGGCGTACTCGGCGGCGCCAAGCAATACAAGAAAAACAAGACGAACGAACGCAAAGGCCGCGTCGGCGAGTCCTACGCAGTCGGCGGGCACAAGGACAACCCCGGAGGCGACACGTTCTATTGGCGGTTCCTGGAATTCGGGACCGCGCATGTAAAGGCCGAGCCGTTCATGCGGCCGGCAATGGAAGAGGAAAAAACCGCGGCATTCAACGCCGTCGCCGCATCACTTCAGCAAGCCATTTTCGGAGAGTAAGCAGACATGGCAATCAAGTCGCAGACCACACAGCTTTTCATCATCAACCCCGGCCAAACGCCCGCGGTTTTGGAAGTCGGCGACGTGACCGACATCAAGGGCATCGATGCCCCCATTTCCGCGGTCGAGTCCACCACACTCGCGAGTGACCACCGCACGTACACGCCCGGCATTGCCGAGCCTGCAACCGCGACGTTTTCGGTGCTGTTCGATCCGAAAGACACCGCGCAGGCTACGTTGCACGCGCTGCGCAACGCGGGCACCCCGTTGCATTGGGCTGTCGGGTTCAGCGACGGCGCCGCGTCGCCTGCCTTGGTGACCGATGGCGACACGTTCGACAACACCGCGATCGCGCGTTCGTTCATCTACTTTGACGGGTTCATGACCACATTCGACTTCGGCGCCGAAATCAACGGCGTTGTGTCGTCCAGTGTCGGTGTGCAGTTGACCAACCGCCCGAGCTTGGTGGTGTCGGCATGAAGATCGCAGACCTGGAACAGGCCGGCGCTTTCGTCGGCGACGAAACCGAACAGCGCACCGTCAAATGGAACGGGAGCGAGCACACAGTGACCGTGCGCCGGGTTTCGTTCGGGTGCATCGCCGCAACGCAGGCCATGCCCGAAGGTGCGCGCAACGTTGAACTTGTCCGCTTGTGTGTCCGCCTTGGCGACGACGGCAAGGAACAGTTGACCCGCGAGCAAGCGGAAGCGTTGGACCCGGCCTTGGCCGTCGCGTTCCTGAACGCCATTGCTGAGGTCAACGGGCTGGGCAAGGATGCCACCGACCCAAAAGGCTGACGCCGCAGGACGAGCTATGGCACGAACTGGTGCTGTGCGGCGTCGGCGGGCGAACCATCGCGGAAGCACAAGCGCGCATGACGCACGCCGAGGCCGCCGCGTGGGCAGCGTACCGACTGAAAAACGGATCGTTGAACGTCGGGCTGCGCCTGGAAGTTGCGGCGGGTCAAATCCTTTCGATGATCGCCAACGCGCTGGGCAGCAAAACCGACCCGCGCGACTTTATGCCGCACGTCCCGCGGCCCGAGCCCGAGCCGTTGAGCGTCGAGCGCGTCATGGCGGTTTTGTGCGCCGCGGCGCCCGCGAAGTAATGGCCGTATAGGCATCTAAACATGGCAAGCAAATCGCTAGGCACGCTCACCGTTGACCTACTCGTCAAGACTGGCGGGTTCGTGCAAGGCATGACCGCGGCCGAGCGGCAGGCGGACAAGTCCGCCAAGGCCATCAAGCGCCGACACCAGCAACTGGCGGCGGACCTGGACCAAATTTACAAAGGCATCGCCGTTGCTGCCGCCGCGGCATTCGCCGCGATTACGGTCAGCGTCAAAAAATCGATCGATTCCATGTGGAATCTCGCGACCGTTGCAAAGCAGATTGCCATGCCGGTCGATGAGTTCAGCGCGCTTGCCGCGGTCGCG